GCGGACGTCGGCAAATCCCAGCCCTGAATCGTCTTGGACATGGTGCCGGCAACATCCGCGGGGAGCGCGATGGGCAGGTTGTACCGTGCCGCGTCGTTCTGGCCCTCGTAGATGCCCTGCTTGACCATCGTGCCGGGGCTGATGCCCGTATAGACGAGGGGTCGGTCCTTCACCGTGCTGTTGAGCTGGTTGGCGACGATCCGCTTGCCGAACAGCGCGAAAATGTCGGCGTGCTCCACGGTCCGGGTTTGGGTGTCGGCGTCGTAATCGCCGCCCGTGATGATCCCCGCGTACACGATGAGGCCCTTGTATTCGGCGACGAGCATCCGAGCCCACTCAGCCAGGGCATCATCCGTAGCCGTTTCCGCCACGACAGGGTCGCCCAGCGCAAACGACGCCGTCCCGGTCTTTCCGGTGTTCAGTGCCCGAGCCCAAGTGAACGACGCCGGGATTACCCGGACCTTCGTACTCCAGTCGATGGTGCTCACGGACCAGATGCGCCAGCTCATGGGGCCCCCTTAGATGAATGTGTCGAGGATTTCGATTTCCGCGGTCCCGGTTCCGGTGGTGGCCGGGTATAGGCCGATAGCGACCTTGGGCCCCGGCGGGATGGTCGTCAGGTTCGTGTTGCCGATGGAGTTCTGCGCCAGCGCCCCGTTGACCCGGAGCCGGCCGGTGTTGTAGTCGATCCGGTGCGGCAGGCCCGTGACCAGCGGGACGCTGACGGCGTAGTCCCAGCCGTTCACGGTCAGGGTGTACCCGCCGGGCATGGAGCCGCGCACGATCACACCCGTCACAGCCCCTGGGGTGGCCGGGTAGTTGCCGCGGTGATAGACATCCACCGGTGCGCCGACAGCGGCGGTGAACGTCTCTGACTTGCCGAACTTGCGCGGGTCGACGGCTTTCGCCTCAATGCTGAACCTGACCACCGGGCCGGTGATGTCCGCTGTGATCTGCCCGTTCCGCTTCACATCGGCCCACTGTGTCTTGCCGTTCACGTCCGTGACCTGCAGCCGGCTCGTGCCCTGGAGGAGGCCGAGGATCTGGTCCCGGGCGATCTCGGCCGCCGCCGCGGACTGGCACGCGACCCGGCCCTTGATGATCAGGGACCGAGCCCCGTACTGAATGGGGAGGTCAAACTCGCCGTCGGCGTTCGGGCGCGCCGTCGACTCGCCCTTGACTGGCGGGGTTTTGGACCACCCGTCGATCTCCCGGACCAGCCAGGACCCGAGCCGGTCCCTGCCGTGGAGGATCTGGCCGCCGAGGATGACGCTCTTGCTCATACGCGCACCCCTGCTATCTTTGCTCGTTGCTGGAACCGGCCCCAGACCTTGTCGGCGATGGCTTCGTGGTCGTCGGGGGTGGTGAAGTAGTTCTTCTGGACGAACCCGGCCCGCTCACCCTCGGCACCCGGCGCGGTGGCCCGGGCGGGTGCCTGCGCGGAGGCCGGCAGCAGGGAAGGCGTGATGGGCGGGACGTCCGGGACCGTGACCAGCCCGGCCATCGTCCCGTCGATCTTGCCCTGCATCCCGTCCACACCATCCAACAGGCCCTGCCCGATGTTTTGGCCCAGGCCCTTGAACACCCGCGACGGGGAGTGGATTCCGAGCGCGATTTTGAACGGCTCCACAATCCACCCCGGCAGGAGGGAAAGGAAGAAGTTGCCGATGGTGCCTGCGAGGGATTTGATGCCGTCGAAGAGGCCCTGGACGATGTTCTTTCCGGCGTCGAAGAGCCAGTTGCCGGCGTTGACGAAGAACTCGCCGATCAGGCGGGGCAGGTCGTTGAACCAGTTGACGGCGTTGTTCCAGGCGTCGGAAAGGAAGCCGATGAACCCGTCCCAGACGCCGCCCCACCAGGACAGGAACCCTGCCATGATGCCTTGGAACCAGCCGACGAAGCCCTGCCAGGCCCCTTGCAGGAACGCGACGACGGTTCCCCAGTTCATAACCAGCAGGACAATCGCGGCGATCAGGGCCACGATGCCGAGAACGATCCATGTGATCGGGTTCGCGGCCATGGCGGCGTTGACCACCCACATGATCGCGGCGAACGCACCCAGGGCGATGACGAGCGGGCCGAGGATCGGCGCCCATTCGGTCATCTTCTCGATGATCGGGGTGAGGATGGGGAGCATCTGGGTGCCGATGGCGGACATGGCCGTCTCGGCTTTGCGCTGCAGGGTGGTAAAGCTGTTCGCCGTCCCGCCGGACAGGGTCTTGTCGAGCTCCCCGGCTTTGCCTTTGAGGGAGTCGAATTTGTCCCCCATGGGGTCGACGCTGTTGAGGAAGTTCGGGATCTCGGTGACGCTCAGGTCTTCGAGCGGGGTGCCGAAGAGGGCGAGGGCCGCCTGTGACTGGGCGACCGGGTCGTCCATGCTCGTAAGTCCCTGGATGATGTCATTGAACGCGCTCTTAGCCGTGTCGCCGCCGGCGAGGAGCTTCGCGGACATGTCCTTTTGGTTCATGCCGAGCGCCGTATAGGCAGCCCCGGTCGCGGTCGACATGTCCGTCGACCGGATCGTGAATTCCTTCAGCGCGTCGCCGGTCTTGTCGATCCCGTACATGCCCTTTTTGGACGAGGTGGCGAGGATGCCCATAGCCTCCTCACCCTTGATGCCGAGGGTGGCCATGAAGGGCGCATATTCGTCGACGGCGTCGATGATGTCGCCCCGGACTTCCTTGGGCACCTTGGACAGGGTGCCGGCGAGGAGGTCGGTGGCGTTCTTCGCGTCCGTTGCGATTCCGGAGGTGATCATCTGGCCAGCGACCTGGGCGGCCCGGCCCGTGTCGACCTCGAACGCGGAGGCAAGATTCAGGACGTCCTTTGTCACGGACTGGATGTCGGACTGGCTCGCGGTGCGCATGCCCTTGATGGAGGACATGACGCCCTCCACGGCCCCGGTGACGTCCTCCATGGAGGACCCGTAGTTGTCCGCGTACAGCTGGCCTGCGGCTTTGCCGGCGGTCGCCGACTGGTCCTTGGTCAGGCCGAGGGAGGCGGACATTTTGTTGTTCAGCTTCTGCGTGTCCGCGGCGGAGACGAGTCCGGCGGCCAGTGCTGTCCCGGCCGCGACGCCGGCGGCGGCCCCGGCGACCTGCCATTTCTTGGACCCCATCGAGTCGAAGGCCTTGCCGATGGCCTTCTCAAACGGGCCCGCGTCGAGGTCGAGGTAGCCCGTCAGCTCGCCAATGCTCAGTGCCAACTGGGCCTCCTAGTTATGTGCCGTGCTTGCCCGTCTTGGGCGGGAAGAGTTTGCGCTGCAGCCTGGACTCGATGGACAGGAGGCCGGTGATGCGGACGGCGAGCCACCGCCACGACCGGCGGTTCAGGGTCCCGTCCGCGATGTCGATCCCGGCGTCCTGCAGGTCGGCTTCGATGAGGTTCCAGTGGCCGAGGATCTTCGCCCAGGTCAGGCCGCCGGTTTCCGTGTGCCCTTCGGGGTATTCGTAGTACTCCGAGAGGCCCGTGGCTTCGTCGTAGTGGCCGCGCCCGTACGGGTCCGGGTCGCCGTTCGGCGCGCCGCCCTGTTCGGCGCTGGTGCTTTTCCCCCGGACGCCCAATACGCGTCCGCGAACGTGTCTCCGTACACGGCGTGGAAGATGACGTACAGGGCCGCGAGCTTGAGCTCCGCGAACGTCACCCCGTCAGCGATCATCTGGTCATGGGCGGGGCCGAGGGCGCGCTCGTACAGGCCGCGTTCCCCGGCGTCGTTGAGGACTTCGGCGTCGTCATCGTCGGGGGAGTAGTCGGGGTTCTCTTTGGCCTTCGCTGCGATGGCCATGAGGTCCTGGAATTGCAGGCCGAGTTCGGCGCTGATCGGGGCGACTTCGTAGGTGGTGCCGCCGATGGGGAGTTTGAGGGTGCCGTCGAGGGCGGCCCGGAGGTCTTTCAAAGCCATGTGATGCTCCAAGGGTTGAGTGTTCCAAGGTGTCCAAGGGTGGTGCCCTCCCCGCGCCGCCCTTGGAAACAGCGCGGGGAGGAGTTGGGGGGCTACGGAACGGTGACGTCCGTGAGGGCTCCGCGGCCCTCCAGGGTGAACGCGGCGGTGGTGATGTCGGTGCGGGGGCCGCCGTTGTCCGTGAACGACGCGTCTGCGACACCGGTGCGGGCCGTTCCGGGCTTGGTGCGGTCGCTGATGCGGACGTGTACGAAGCCGTCCTCCGCGATCGCGTTGCCGGCAGCGCGAAGGATCGCCTGGCCCGGGTCTTCGGTGAGGGAGGCGCGGGCCCGCTTCACGGTGCCCTCGATCTTCCACGCCAAGCCGGTGGCGATCTGTGAACCCCACCCGTCGGAGTCGAACGAGGAGTCATCCTCGAGGTTCTTCTCGACGGCGGGCGGAGTGAACTCAGTCAGGCCCTTCACGGGGGTGTAGCTGGTGGGGGCGGTACCGTCGGTGTAGGGAGCTACTTCGAGCTTCCAGTCGCCGACTGTGCCGGGGGTGATTTCGGTCATGATGTTCTCCTAATCGGTCCGGTGGGTGCCGGTTCTGGTGAGCTGGATGTAGTAGTTGGCGGTGTGTTCCATGCGGTTGTTGCCGTCGGGGCCGAGTTCGGCGCCGGACTGCTGCCACACCCGGACGATGTTGACCCCGCCCCAGACGGTGTGTTCGACCCCGTCGAGGGCGTCGAAGAGCCGGTCCAGGATGTTCAGGTCCTCGGTGCGGTTGTTCGCCGGGCCCCGGACGCGGCATTGGAGGCCGAGGATCATGTCGGTGCCGGGTCCGTTGTCGACGTCGTACAGGGTGAGGGCGACGGCCTTGTCCGGGGTGGCCGGCAGGGAGGCAACGACGATGGCGGTGTCCGTTGCGGTGTACGGGCCGGGGAATTTGCCGACGTTCTGCGCGTCAAGGTATTGGCCGATGCCGGTGATGAGGTCGGTGCGGAAGCCCATCTACAGTTCCCCTCTCAGTTCGGCGGCGATGATCTGCTTCACCGCGTCCTGTTCGGAGTTGAACGCGTTCTCCAGGTACTTGGCGTTGCGTCCCTCGTCGTGCTTCAACGTCATGTCCTCGTGCTGCCGGACGGCGTATGGGGTGTCGAAGGACACGGCGGCCCGGATGTGGTGCGTGCCGTCCACCGAGGTGAACCCGGACTCCTCGAGGATGTGCTCCTCGATGGGGACCTGTTGTTTGGCGACGCCGAGGACGTGCTCGGCGGCCAGTGACATGCCCCGGGTGGAGGCCTTCTTGACGCCGGCGACGACGTTCTTGTTCGGCTTGTTCTTCCACTGCTTGCCCATCAGGTCAGCACGACCTGCAGGTGGTCAGGGAGCCCTAGCTGGCCGGAGTCCGCCGTGGTGACCCGGAGGACCGTGGCGTCCCGGTCCGGGAGGTGCACGATGGACTCCGGGGCGAACAGGTCCCGTTTGGTCAGGTCGGTGATCCACAATGTGGTGGTCGACGTGACCGTGTCCCCGGATGCGGTCCGTGTGAGCCCGACCGTGTCGTCGATCAGGCAGGGGACCGGGTCCGATGTAGCGGCGGTGGTGTTGCCCCAGGCGTCCTCCCCGGACTTCGTGTCGACCGTGACCGCGTGGACCATGAACTCATCAAACTCACCGGCACTCACATGACCTCCGGGGACCCTGCCAGCAGCCCGGCGGATTCGAGGATGTAGAACGCATCCGGCCCAAGCGTCCCGGCCGATCCAGCCCTTGCCTCCGCGGTGGCGGCGTACACGCTGTAGTTGATCGACGCCCCGCCGATGCTTTTCGAAGCGGCGAGGGGGGTGACGCCGGCGGCGCCCTTGGACGGGTCGATGTTCAGGTCCGCCCAATACTGGGCCTGGGCGGTCGTCGCGTCCCGGAACGCCTGCCGTGTGGCTAGATCCGTGGGGAGCCCGGCGTCGTCCGTGGCGTAGCGGGCCATCTTCGTGGACGACCGGACCAGCCCGGACGCGGACCGCAGGAGGGCCGCAGCGTTCGCCGGGGCCGGTGTGGGGTCCATCCATGCGGATAGCTCCCCGGTGGTGGCGTAGGTGAGCACTGCGGCCTCCTGAGGTTGTTACTCGGTTGGGAACAGCGCGACAATCTCGTCGCGCTTCAAGCCGTCCACGTCGTGGCCCTCCTGCACCGCGTAGGCGGCCCAGTCAGCTTTCGACGCGGACGCAACCGGGCGGTCCAAGACCTCCGGCTCCGGCTTCGCGTGGTAGCGGCGCAGCAACATGCTCATTACGCGGCCGCCGTGTTCCAGTTGATGACCAGCACGCCCTTGTCGTTGATGCGGTGCGTGGCGTAGTGCAGGTTCGTGGTGACCACGGTGGAGCGCTTCAGGATGTCGCGGTCCTGCTCCACGATCGGGCGGCGCTTGAACTTCAGGCCCAGGCTGTTGCGCTTCAGCAGCAGGGACTTGCCGGCCGGGACCCGGTTGGTGACGAACACGGACACGCCGTTGATGTCACCGATGAGACCGCGGTTCTGCACGGAGTTGGTGCCGGCGCCCTGGGCGGCGCGAATGAAGTCGTCGTCCTTCATGATCCGGGCCCGCTCGGCGGAGTTCACGTACAGGCCGGAGAAGTCGGACGGCTCCCAGTCGTCACCGAACACGGCGGAGGCGTCGACCAGCGGGTCCCAGCCGATGTTCACGCCGGTGCCGGCGTTGAAGATCAGCGGCTTGGAGTCCGTGGCGGTGGTGCCGTCGGAGTAGGTGACGCCGCCGGTGATGGTGGCGACGGCCGCGGCGTACAGGTCCGCGTCGAGCTTGCGGGCGGCGAGGATGCCGAACTGGCGGATCGCCTCGTCCTGCGGGTTGCCGAGGCCGACGAGCTCCGCGGTGTCGGAGATCTCAACGGCCTTGCCGGCTTCCTTGATGGAAGCCTTGGTCGCCGACTGGGTCAGCTTCTCGGTGTCCATCGGGACGAGCTCGGTCAGGTCGTCCAGTTCGCCGAGGGTGTTCCACTTCGGGAACGTGACGGTGTCGCCGGGCTTGCCGACGAGTTTGTCATCGGTGAGGGCGGCCTGCGCGAGGATGGTGCGGCCGGTGAAAGCCGCCTGGGCGAGGTCTTCCCATACTTCGGGTACGTACAGGTCGGAGGATGCTGTTGCAGCCATGATCTATTTCCTTCGGGTCAGCGTCCGGCGTGCTGCCGGTACACGGTGGGGTTGGAGTGGTACAGGGCGTTCTTCTCGGCCGGGGTCATGGCGTCGAATTTGGCCTTCGTGATTGCTCCCTCGCCGGACCCGCCGGTGAAGTCAGAGCCGCTCGCCGCTGCCGCCTGGGTTGCTTTGAGCTTCGGGTTGGCATCCAGTTCGGCCTTCACTAGAGCGTCAAGCTTCTTCGTGAAGTCCTTGTCGGATGGGTCTAGCTCTTTGAGGCTGCCCTTGCGGGTCAGCACTGCATCGAGCAAGTCTTCGTCGGCCCCTGCCTTGCGGGCGGCCTTGTCCAGGGCGCGCTCGATGGTGAGCGTGCGGATAGTGTCGTCCTTGGCTGTGAGCTGTTCGGTGAGCTTCGCCGGGTCGAGCGGTTCGTCCTTGGACTTGATGCCGGCCGCTTCGAGGATGGCGTTGATCTTCGCCTGCGCGGCCGTTTCGGCGTCCCGGGCCTTGGTCCGGTTTGTGGCGGCCTCGTCCCGGAGCTGCTTGACGTAGGCCTCGCCATAGGTCTTGGCCTCCGCAGCCTGCGCCGCCTCCGTGGTCTGCGCGGCGGTCTGCTCGGCGGTAGTCTGCTCGGCTGTCTGGCCATTCGCCGTGGCTTCCGTGGTTGCTTCGGGTGCTGCTTCGCTCATGATGCCCTCCAAGTGGCATAGGGAATTAACGGGAAATCTAGGGAAGGATGAGATAGAATTTCGGCATAAGAAAAGCCCCGCGAGGACGGCAATCCTCCGGGGCCATGACCGACTGTTTAGGAGTCGATATGACTAAAGTATGCCTGCGCTGTGGCGCGAGCAAGCCAGTGGTGGAGTTCTCGAAGAACAAGAACCGGGCAGATGGGTTGCAGGCCTACTGCAAGTCCTGCTCAAAGGCCGCCAACCACGCCTACGAAACCAAGAACAAGGCCCGCGTGTCTGCCGAGGTCCCATCCCGCAAGGCGTGCGCCAACTGCGGCGTCGTCAAGCCTGCTACTGAGTACTTCAAGGACAAACGCCGCAAAGATGGGCTCTACTCCAACTGCAAGCCATGCCACACCTCCTTGACGACTTCATGGAAGAAACGGCACCCGCACAAAGAGCAAGACATATCCCGCCGGTCTTACGCGAAGAACGCTGAAGCGCGGCGAGCCTACACCCGCGAGTGGTACGCCCAGAACACCGAACGGGCGAACAAAGCCTCCTCGGCGTGGAAGTTGGCCAACCGCGCCCATGCCACAGCTCTCCAACTCAAGCGCTCCACACGTAACCGGGAAGCGCCTGGCGTTATGACTGCCGTGCAGGTCTTAGCCCGCTGGGAGTACTACGGCGGGAAATGCTGGATGTGCGGCGCCGAAGCGCAGGAAACGGACCACGTCAAGCCGCTCTGCGCTGGTGGCTCCAACTGGCCGTCCAACCTTCGTCCTGCATGCGCAAAGTGCAACCGGACCAAGAACGGATCATGGCCGTTTCC